GGTTTGGGGTATTGACAGTTACATTTATCCTCTTGATCTGTTTTAATGAGTTTTTGACACTTTGAGCACGTGTTCTCTTTTTTATCTAATTCATCTTGAGAGTCGTATAATAGCTCTGCGATCTTAATAAATTCCCTGATCCATACAAAAAACTTAAGGATCACGTACCTGTCCCACTCACCAAAGTTAAATAATTTTGATTCTGTGCCAGAAATAAGATATAAAACCTCTAAAAGTTCCTCTCGCTTTAGTTTAGGTTTTTTTATAAGCTCTCTGATCTCGTCTACTTCTTTCCTAGCGAGCATTTTATCAATATAAGTCTTTTCAGATTGACCAGAAAATAAAGAATTTTGTAGGTTTTGCTCGAACATAGACATTAACAAAACTCTCAATTATATAAATATTTCTATTTTTTTAGAAAAATATAAATATAAGTATTATTCTAAAGTCTTAAAATGGAAACAACTAAGAACGTACAATTATACGAAGATACTAGAGTTCTTTTAAATAAGGCTAAAGCTAAGATAATCTCAGATGATCCAGAACGGCTAAAAGTGACAGATGATACAACTATAAAAGTAGCTTTAAGCTATTTTTTGGGGGTTAAAAATGCAAAACGAAAATAATATCTATTCTGGGTATCCTACCAACTGGCAATACCCACCACAACCAGGACAAATGCCACCACCTACACAGACTGGCAATCCACAGATTCAACAACCACCACAAGCTCAAGCTCAGAAATTAGAACCAGGCGTTGAGTATGTGCCTAAAAAATTAGCTGCGGCTGAGGTATATAGTCACCTTAAACAGTTAAAAAATATATCTATGGGTTCTATATTCGCTTTCTTTGTTGTTAATCTTGCAGCAGTTACTAGCGATATTTTTGCTATGGCTGTCACCGCTGGATTTATATTCGTAGCAGCATGGTTTCTTTATAAATCAATAATGGAAATGAAAAGGTTACAAGCTAAGTATAACATCGACCCTAAACAACCTATGAATAAGGTATAAATATGAATCTTCACGGATTAAAGAAACATAAGAAAGAGATCATTTATGCTATTGAGTGCGTAGAAAATAAGATCAAGGGGTTAAAGCTTAAGATTGATAGTTTGGCTAGCCAAGTATATGAGCTACGTAAGAGACATAAGTTTTTGATAATAAGAAAAAACGCTTTTAATAATAAGATTGGGCGTATGGTGAGGGGAAAAGATGACAAGAAGCCAAAAAAGCATAAATGAAGAGAAAACGACTGCTGCGAGTTATATTATAACTTTCTATAAGGAAGTCCAGGAATTATCTCACAATTTCTCTTTATATGAAAATGTAATTCTTGAGCTGGAGAATAAGATCGGTTCTGGTGGTTTTGATCTGTCTAAAGTGGACGAAGGGGATAAAAATACCTTAATCCAAGTTGTCCAAACAGTAAGGTATCATGCGCATAAGTGTATATTGCAGTATGAGTGCATAACTCAAAGCGTAGGTGTCCAAAGAGAGCCTTCTGTTAAAGATTCTTATGAGAAGATCAAAAAGAATTTTATTATAGAAAGGGAAGACCTTTTTGGGTTTGTTAAGGCTATGAATATGTTTTTAATAAAAGATATTATGAAACACTTACTGGAAGATAGCCAAGAAACCATAGATAATATATATAAAGATGATTGAAGCCAATAGTCAAGAGTTGCCTTTTGAAATTTCTATTATTGTGAGCCATAAGAACAATAAACCCTACCTGGAGCTTAGAAGGGGCGTACAAAACCTTGATCTTATTAAATTAATCATTTCTTGTGCTTTTCATGGTAGATCTATCATAGTTAAACCTGTGTTTAAAGATTCTATGCGTGGGCTTAATTCTTTGATCGAGAAAGGCATAATATATAGAGAAAATGACCAGTATTTTTTTACAATATAACCTAATTCTGTATTATAATAAAAAAAATAAAAGGTAAACTTATAAGACTGATCCGCCGCCCCTCATTCCGCCAGTTGTTAGAGCTGTCATTCCTAGTATCAAGACTAGAACTAAGCTTATAACTACTGCTAGAACGATCAGAGGTAAATATCCGCCAGTTCTTTCAAGTGCTGTGAATCCTGATTTGATCCCGTTCTTGATACTGGTCTGGATATCATTTGACCCCCACGTATAATTAGCGCTAAGGGTTGATCCGTTTAGGGTTGTGTCTCCTGTTAATAAAGCTGTTCCTCCAGAATAATCTATCGTGAAATTACCTAATTCGAAAGATTGGGACGCATTAAAGATAGTTAATGATCCTGTGTGTATATCTGCGTGCCCTAAACTCTGCGCTGTTAAGTTGTTCCCTATAAATGCTTGGTTTGTTGCAGATGTATTTCCTATAGAATTGATGTCAGATTCTACTAAGTTGTATGTCTGTCCTCCAAGAGCACCTACGAAGATAAGTACTAGAACGGAAACTCCAACCCCTACAATTAGAACTATTATGCTGTTTACGGCTTCGCCGACTTGTCCTTTTTTCCTATATAATCTAGTTTTAGATACCATTTTTCAAAAATAAAAAAAAAGGAAAAAATCCTTTTTTTATAGGACTGATCCGCCGCCCCTCATTCCGCCAGTTGTTGCAGCTGTCATTCCTAGTATCAAGACTAGAACTAAGCTTATAACTACTGCTAGAACGATCAGAGGTAAATATCCGCCAGTTCTTTCAAGTGCTGTGAATCCTGATTTTATCCCGTTCTTGATACTGGTCTGAATATCTGAATCAGAAATATTGTCGATGTCAGATTCTACTAAGTTGTATGTCTGTCCTCCAAGAGCACCTACGAAGATAAGTACTAGAACAGAAACTCCAACTCCTACAATTAGGCTTATGATTGCACCTACTGCGCCACCAATTTGCCCTTTTTTTCTATATAGGTTAGATTTCATTGTATGGGTTATTTAGAATAATTCATTTATATACTTTTTTTAAAGTCGCCATAGTCGCCTTAACAGTATTTAATATATCCTTGATTACATAAGTCGGATTCTATAGTATCCAGCCTACTGTTTAATTCTGTGATCTCTTGCTCTTGTTGTAGGTTTTCCCACATTAAAAATATATTCATGGCAAAACTGTAGTGTGCGATCTTTTCTAGGTTATAACTCCCTATTAATCCCTTTAAGTTAAAAAAATCTATGACTGTCTCAGTTAGTTTGCCTGTGTCTGAATCTATTATTAGCGTAGATAACTCTGAGAAAGATAAATCTGCTATATAGTCCCTTGTTGTTTGGATTTTATCTATGGTTTGTTTATCTTTAGTCGTGTTGGTAACATAATGCTCATATAAAGCTGTATCGCCTGTTAAAGCTATGCTATTATTTCCTAAATTTAAAGGGCTTCCTGCTTGTGTCAAATATTTATGAGATTTTTGTAACATAACATTTTTACATCCTACATTTGTACCTGGAACTTCAATAAAATAAGGATATGTTGTTCTTTCAACTTCCTGCATAGAGCATACTTCTTCGATATAATCCCCCTAATTATATGGATTAATAATTCCTTTATTATGTAATTCCATCACATCTTCATTTGTTAAATTACCTTTTGGTTGATATTCGCATACTTCTTCTGTTATATTTACTAAGATAGGTATAGAATAATTTTTAACATAATCTAAAGTATAACATTCACCCCAAGCAGAATAATTCTCTTCATTACCTCTATGCGATAAAGCATATTGAACAAGGTTATAAGCTTCTTCATCTGTTTTATCCGTTTTATAAGTGTGTTCTATTGCGTTACCATAATGAATATTACCATACCCTGTATTATTATAGATTATAACATCTCCAGAAGTTGAATTTATTATAAAATTTGTTCCATCACTATATATCCTTTTATCTTCATCAAACCATATTCCTGTACCATCATCATTCCCTTCTAATACTAATTGGAAATTATTATCTGCTGCTGTTGGCTTTTCAAGAGTTAATAAAGTTTGATTTTTGCCTTCAATTAAAGCCATAGAATCTAAAATATTAATACCAAATAAAGCAGTAGCGTTAGTTCCACTTGAAAAAACATTTGCTGAGGGTCGAACATTAAGACCTGTTGCTGTATTAACAATACCCGAACCGAAAAAAGATTGGAATCCTATTACATTAATGGCAGTACTCCTAATGTTCTTACTTCCTGAACCACCACCTGAAAAAGTACCTGCGAAATCTAAACCTACGATAGACGTTCCTGCACTAAAATTATTAGACCTGATAATTGGATACCCAAAAATACCTGTTAAAGAGCCGCCTGTGAATTCTTCTTCGAGAGTATCAAGTGTTATAGTATTAAAAAAGCCATAACCAACCTCACCATTATCTTTTAATATTTCGCTTATATCTATTTTACGATTAGTGTTTATAGGTTCGGTTGATAAACTTATCCTACCTGAACCAGACATAGTATTATTTAAATTTATATCTTTTGAATATATAGTACCTGTGGCATTTAAATCTCCATATACACTAACATCATCATCAAATATTCCTTCTGATGAATATATTCCATGTGTTGCTTCTGTAATATTAAACCATCCGTCCCTTTGAAAAACATATTTTCCATTTATTCCTAAAAATGGTAAAACTTCAATAGTTGAAGTAAGACCACTATAAAGCCCACCATTACCGTTCGGGCTAATTCCAAAATAAAATCCATTTATTGCTCCATGACCTGAAATATCATTCGTCATCTGCATATATGCAGGGTTGCTCCCTTCTGCTTTAATTGTAATTTTATTGGTAGGCTCATCTGTTCCAATACCTATGCTATCACTCATAACCAAAACCCCCTCAACTGTTGAATAAATAAAATTAAATGTGCCTTCACCTGTTGTTTTATTTGAAGCTGTAACTTCATCATACTTAGCATTTAATGTATTATTTTCTCCTACCAAAGCATAATAATTATCATCAAAACCTTTTACAGTTAAAGAATTATGGGATGAGGCTAAAGTTAAATTATCTTCTGTTGCATTAATATAATAAATATAACCTTTTCCCCCACCTAATGATTCTAATGATACTAAATTATATTTTAATCTTTCTTCTGTATTATTGTTGATTGCTTTATAAAAAATTGTTTCTCCTGAATAAGATTCATTCACCATACTTATTTCGAAATTATTAGACGTAAATCTTGCAGAATAATATGCTTTATTTTCTTGTTTAATAAATGTTAAATCATCATCAATATCTGCATTATATATTTCAACTTGTGTTGAGGCTATGTCTAATGTTGCACTATCACTTAAATTAAATATTATTGTTTCCCCGTTCCCTACTGTAGATTTATAATCATTTATTTGGAGTTGGCTATCAGTCATTATAAAAGCTCCATTATTTTTTATATCAGCAAGCCTATAATGTATATCGCCTGAATCTGTATCTATATAAAATCTTGTTCCTGAAAATCCATGAGTTCCACTTGTTATATTAACTAGAGTAACATCATCTGTTATCCCCATTGAATATAATGCAATTTTTTCAATGCCACTTATAGCTGTTGGTGCTTGATAAACTGTTCCTGAATCACATCTAACAATAGGTAATCCCATTATAGAACCATACCCAGTTAAATAAACAAAGTTTTTGCCTGTTATACATTCTGAATATATCCCAGAATGTACTCTCACTTCATAAAACTTATTTCCTGCTGCGTCATTAATTGAATCTATTGCTCCTTGTATTGTGTCAAATTCACAACCACTTTTACAAACTTCTCTACTATTAGATATATTTCTTACAAATATACCGTTTAAAGTTAAATTATAACTGCCTAAGTCTACGTTTTTTATAGCGCCTGTGTATGGGACAAAGTTTTCAACTGATACGCTGCCTATTGGTATCTCTATTCTTGTATTGCTAGCCCCTTGAATATATGCGTCTACGTCTGGGGCTGATCCTCCACCTGAAACATAAGCATATCCCTTAACCTTTAAGCGATCAGTTAAATTCAGGTTTGTACCTTCAAAATAAGTATATATGTCTAGGGATGTCCTAGAAGTGGGGACATAATCAGAATATCCTGAAGTTGATAATAAAACTGAGTTTCCCCCTGTTTTATTTATCTTATAAATCTCGTAGTAAAACTGTACAATTTTTGTGCCCACTGTTTTTTCTCCGACTACGTGAACGTGCCAATTACCTGGAGGGATAAATTCAGTATTTGGCACGCCAGGAATTGTGACCCACTCACCGATTAAAGTAGACCCATCTGGAAGGTTAGACCCTGATAGTGTTACTTCTGTTGCGTTTGGGGATGTCGATAATGTTTTATTGCCTGCGCAAAATGTGCAAAAACTGCCAGCGTCTTTGTTTAAGAAAAATAATATTAAGTTTCCTTCTTGAGCTAATGTTAAATTCTCTATTTTGTTGTCTATTGTATCATTAAGTTTAGTTTCATTAAAATACATAGTGTCAGAATTATTATATAAATAAATACCATCTCCTTTTTTGCTTCCGTTTAAGAAGTTTATAATTATTGATTGGTTGATAACCCCTGATACATCGGTGGTGAAAGTTAATAAGAATCCAATAAAACCTAAGCTTGATAATGCTATTACTGTCCAGAATAACCAGGATTTAGTCTCTAAACTTGCCATCTTAAGCCTCTTCTTTGCTAAATTGTGCGGTCATAGGTAATTTTGTGGTTGCAGCTAAAAAGAAAAATAACTCTCCAAATAATAATACTATGGATAGGATCAAAAGCCAGGTTTCTAGTTGGAATAACATTAAATAGATTAAAGTCTCAGGATTCGCCATTAAAGATATAAATCCTATTGCATAAGCTATCAGCGAAACTATAAAGGTTAGAAACACCATCTTAATTTCATAGATTTTGCCTAAGCTCATAATGTTATAGAGCTTTAATAGGATTATCACAATAAATACTAGGAATTGTAAAATAAAAAATGCGTCGTATACGTTTGCCATTATATAACCGCCCCCCTCTGTGTTGTTTTGCTTACTGCGTACAAACTTAAGCTTAATGTTACTAGGAATATTAAAAAACTTACTAATGAGGGGACGAAATTCATATCTTGTGCATAGAACCACATAAATAAAAGCCCCGTAAATATAAGGTGCATGATAACTCCTAGTTTAAAGTCTTTAGCGTAAAATGTAAACCCCCCAATAATGACTAATAGAAGAGCAATACTTTCAAAACTCATGCCTAAGTTTTGAATCATTGTTGTTATGCCTACATTCATGCTACACTACTCCCCCTTGATCTTATCGCTGTTAAAAGCTCGATTATACCTAAAAAGTATAAGACCATCATAACTACGCTAAAGAATAGCTGTACATAAGTTATGATGAAAGTATCTAAAGAAAATAATCTAGTGATCCCGAATATTAAGAGCCCTATCATTTCAGGTATGGCAAAGGCGAAATTTAAGAGTAAATCGATTATTATGTTCCCACTATAGAAAATGATCGCTCCTAATTCTATTAAAGGTAAATTTGCTTGTTGTTGGATAGAATCCTGGACATCTGTTCCTACTTGCTCTAAACTGATCTCTTGGCTTACATCGCTGAAAGCTGTAGCCTGCGGTAATGCGTCAACTGGCAAAGCGTGAGCTACGATAGTGATTGCAAAGGCGTAGAAGAGCTGTACTAGCACAACTACTTTAAATAAATCCATTATTCCCATCTTAATAGCACTTGTCCTTTTTTCTTTTTGTTTTTTTCATTTTAACCGCTGATAGTTGGATAATTCTTATTAGTCATAATTATAATTATGTATACCAAGATTATAAAGTTTATGACTTGCATAAATAGGATATACCAGGCATAAGGGGCTAGGCTTAATACTATGATAGCTGCAAACATCGTGAATATGCCAAACCATGAAAAAGCAAGCCTTGTGACTGTGATCGTGAGACCAAATATTGTTAATAGGATAGCTAAAGTTAGCGCAAAGGCTTTCTTAAGGATAGATACTTTTGCGTTTGTATCGAAGTATCTTTTTATGGTTTCTGTGCCTAAAGCGTTAGTTTTTGTTAAATCTATCTGAAATAAAGTCGCATTTGTAACATTTGTAAGGGTTGCAAAGTTAAAAAGCATTGAAAAGTTATCTTTATTTGCAAAACTTGAAGAAGTAAATATTTGGGTGTCAGTATCCAACCTGGTGATATTCAATAATAAGGCTGTGTTTGTTTCACCTAAATTTTTATATACTATCGCCATTTCTGTATCACTTATTTTATTTACGCTTAAAGCGTCAGAAATGATGTCGAGATCAAAACCATCTTTCTTAAATTCTAGTGCGTCAATATTGATATATGCGCTGATACTACCATCTAGGCTTGAGAGGATAGTAAACTCTCCTGTGTCTGGGTCATAAGTTGTGAGATAGTATAAAGTGTCAATAGTATAAGCTTTCAATACGTAGGCTTCCTGGTATGCAAAACGTGTATAGTCTGCTGCTACGTAGCAATTTGAATATATACTTTTAAGTCTAGCTTGGCTTTGTGTTGCGCTGAGGATTAACTGCTCATAGTAGGGGATCCCTTCTTTGTTGGCACAAACCCTTATATTTTCATCTTCTAGCAGATTTATATCTATATATCTGGTCACTATGTCTTCGTTATAATATACTAATTCGAATCTTAGTTTAGTGTTAGATATTGTAGAAAAGTTGATCTGTGAATTATTATTTTCTTTAAAATCATAAAAAGTGCTATTATCATCTAAATAAACCCTTACGCTAGATATATTTTCTACATCAAATAAAGTGTTTTCCCTTTCATCGATTAAAGCCAAAATTTTAGTGTATGATGTGAAAAGGCTTTCTGTCCTGGTATCATATAATATGTCTGAGCAAATACCAGTTAAATTATTTAATCCATCAATATATTTGGTATCATTAAAAAGTACCGTACCGTTAGCTAATGATCCATTAAATAATGTAATGTTGTTTAATAAGAAGTTATAATTTAAGTTGGTTGCCAGGTTGTCAGTACATATCAGAGATATATTAAAATTTGTGATGTTAAAGCCTCCGCTAGTTGAATAATTTAATATTGCTGTTGGTGGTGTAAAGTCCCAGATAAAGGTGTCATTTCCTATAAATTGGTTGTTTAAGGGGTTTGAGCTTCCATTTAAGTAAAAAGCTATATCGTGTGACCCTTCCACATCATAATATATTTTACTCGTATAGTTTTGAGTTGATCCATTACAAGAAATATTTATGGTTTGGTTTTGGTCTATATTGTCTATATAGAGGTTTGCCGAGATGTTGAGCCCTTCTTCACATAACATACTTATAATTATCGTTAAGTTATTGGTGTAATAGTCTCCTTCTGATTCAACATAATTTAAATAGGTAGTATTTAATTTGTTTGATAAATTGTTAAATTTCCAATATATTCCTTCTTCATAAACTCGAGAAAAGGGGTTTGAGGTGTAATATACAAAATCCCACTCTTCCGATTCATTTCTACAATACCACCTAGTATTATCGCTTGTATATGTTGATTGGAATTTAAGCTCTAGTGTGTCGTTGCTACGATCTAAGCATGATTGAGGAATTGAAAAATTTGCGGGTAAACCTGGCTGATTCGATTTAATTTGCCAAAGTGTATCTTCTTTATATATGTGAGTTATATTAGGGTATGTGTAATTTACATATACTGAGGGGTTGTCCCCTACACTATAATATCCGTAAGTGGCATAATCTCCATCTATTGTATTTAAACCATCTGTCCATACCCCTTCGAAGTTATAAGTTCCTGTGTTAGTGCCCCCACAAGCAGGGGTTATGTTGGCGAACTCTTGATAACAGTAATAAGGGTTGTAATAAATATAACTTTGTTGAGTGGTTGGAGGTATCCCACCACTATTATATAAATCTGTGATCTCTGAATCTGTTAATGCACTATCATAAAAAGAGACTTCGTCTATGTCCATCTTTAAAGGATTTGAGGCACTACCATCATCATCTTGGGCACATAGATAAATATCGTGATATTTAGCCACGTTGTCTTGATAGTTGGCTGCTAAGGTTGAATCTTGTACGCCATTTACAAAAAAGCTTACATTATTGCTTGAGTTTCTTCTTAAGGTGATAAAAAACCAACTAGCATTATTCAGATTAAAATCTGCTGTTTGTTTACTAAACCCCGTGCCTGATTCATTTTTCATATCGATTTGGGCTTTTCCATCTGTTCGGTGAATATACCAAAATTTTTCGTTACTTCCGTGACTTTCGAATCCTAGCCAGCTTTGTGAGGCTACCCCAGAAGCATTATAAAAAAAGTTAAAAGTAAATTCACCGCTAATATTTTTAAAATTAAGGTCTATATGATCTGTAGAGCCGTTGCAAGAATAACATCCACTAGAAGCGCACCTATCAGTCAGATGTTTTGCTCCTGTGACTGTTGCGTCAGTAGAACCATAATCAGCGGTTGCGTCAGTATCAAAGCTCCAATAGCTTACTAAACTAGCACTTGCAAAACTAATGAGGGAAAGAAATATTAAAGCCCATAGTATTAGTTTAGGTATTCTCATTTATTTAGTATATTAGATTCCTTTTTTATATAATTTCTTATAAGTCACCCTACATATTCAGGCTTTGATTTTGGCGTGTTTTGATCTATTTCTGGTGTTTTAGGTAGTTGAGACTTCATAAAATGTGCTAAGGCTGCGAGACCGTCTGCTGTTTCTTTATTTACCTTTGCTTGTGAATAGATCATATTCTTAAGGTCTGATATGGTGATCTTCTCGTTTTCCCTTAGATCGTTAAAAAATGGCTTTATATTCTCCATATCTTCTTGAGCAGTCTTAGGGTGTAATGTTTCCATCTCATGCAGATTGAAAGAGTTATCTATGCTAAACCAGAGTTTGCCATCTTCATTAGCATATATCCTGATTTTATCTCCTTTGATCTCTGTTTCTTTCGCTAGTTCGTTGTTGATCTCTGAATAATGATTATTGACTAGCCTTATATTCTCTACCCTATTCTTTATCAGTATAATATCTAATTCGTTCTCTATCTTAGTAAATAATCGATTCCAATACATAAGGCTCTTAGAGGTTGCCTTATGTACTGAATCTGAAAAGAAAGAGTGTCCAGAATATATCTCTATAGTCTTATTGTTTAGTTTAATTGTGTTGTCATCTATGTAGATCAGGTTTGTCTTATTTTTGGTTGTCTCATACGTTTTGCTCTTGTGTAAAATTCGAATATTAAACTCTTGACCATGCAACCTGATAGAATTTCCCCTTAAATCATTTTTAGTATTTAAAGGGGGTTTAGAAGTGGGTCGGTTTTTTTCAACCCCCCTAAAAATCTTATTAATTTCGCCTTTTTCTTTCAGTTTTCTTATAGTTTTGTAAGTCGCTTGAATCGTTGTTCCTCGACGGATAGCAATTTGTTTAGGAGTCATAAACTCATTTACTAGCATACGCTTTATGTCTGCCTGTTCCTTGCTTAATCTTTTGACAAAGCCCCCCCTAAAATAAACCCCTTTGTGGCTTTTTTTTGTCATTTTAAACCCCTTAAAACGAGAAGTGATATTTAAACTTTTCGAAAAACTATAAAATTTATAAAAAATATGTTTAGCCTATAAATCCGCCTTGTCCAAACTCTACAGTTCTCCTAGTAAACAGAAATACTACTATCCCTGATAAGATCAAGACAAAAACCCAAGAATACTGGAAAAGGTTAGCGTTGACTTCTATATTGTTCTCTTGTGCGTCTAAGGCTTGAGTTACCATGTCAGTTACAGACGTCCTTACACTATCATTTTGTATATTTTGGATAGATGAGTTTGCGTCTATGAGTATTTGTTCCCCTGCTGCATAAAGCTCAGAATTGAATAAAACACCCATTGGTGCGCCTAGTGCTGCAACTAATAAAATGATGATAGCTGCCATAAACCATACTACATACATTGTGACTTGAGCTTTTTTGTTCATTTTTTCTTTTTCTTTTTTCTTATTGGAGTCCCTACTAATTCATTAAATAGTGTTTTTCCAGCAACTAGCTCATTAACGTACTTTTTCCTTTTTCTTACTGCTGTACCGCCTGCCCCAAATTGGAAAGGGACTGCTAAAGGGACTGGTGGCGGGACTCTTAATAAAGGTGTCCTTGTAGGTATGTTTATCAAAGTACTTATAGGTGTTTGTGTTGCGACTGTTACTGGTGTTTGTTCTTGCGCCATAGTTGGAATATTAACATTAATTGGGATAGGTGTATCTGTTGGCGTTGGCGTTGGTGTTATTGTAGGGGTTGGTAAAGCTGGAGATATTGGTAATGGCGTGGGTTCGAATATTCCAGGCTTTCCAGATATGATCTTTTGTATATTTGTCCTTGTTTCTGGCGTTGGTGTTAAAACCATTGAAGGAGTAATAACTGGAGCAACTGCTTTTCCTTTTGTTGGTGTTAGTGTTGTTGTAGCGCCAAAACCCAATACCCCCCCTTTTTTTGCTCTTCCTGGTTTAGTTGCTGAAAGAGCCAGTACATCAGTAGGGGCTATTGTTTTAGATATTATAGGTCTTGCTGCTGTTTTTCCAGTAACTCTTTTAGTCACCGCTTCTGAAATGTCTTGTAAGACATCTCCAGGTTTTTCGAACGGATCAGTTATAAATGTTCCTGTTTCTATGACTTTGCTTACTGTGGGTCTTGTTACTTTTGTCCCTACAATAGTACCCCCTATGATTCCAGCAGTACCTGCACCAACTGCACCCATGAGTCCAGCTTCTTTTAAGCTTATGTCTCTGCCTCTTGCCGTTTGTTGGCTTATTTCTTGAGTAAACCCTTCAATAGCTCCAGCTTTTGCTATTTGTGGGGCTGATATTTTGAATAGTTGACCAAACGCTTCTTTTTTTTGTATTTGGACTCCTTTTTTTCCAGCTTTTTCAAACGCCTTAGTTACCCCTCGCCTTCCGATACCTTCTGCGCTTCTGCTTATTTCTAGTAATGCAGCAGTTTCGCCTACTGATCTAAAAGATTTTTGTCTTTTGGCTGATCCAACTATTAAATCTAATTGTTCACCTGTTGCACCTAGTTCTTGAGCTTTAGCTTTAGCCCCTTTCTCAAATTCACCTTTAGCAAACCATGATCCAGCATAAGGGGTGATTTCATAGGCTATAGATTTTAAGCTGACTGATCTTTCAGTCAAAGGAACGCCGAAACCTGGCTGTCCTGATAAAAAAGCCCTTTCTGCTTCAAAACCAGCAGCAACAACTTCATTATATCCTTTAAATTCTTTTATTGCTTCTTTTTGTTCTTTTGGTGCTGTGACCTTTCCCGTAAATTTAGCAGTTTGTACTATTGCAGTACCTTTAGCAGCAGTTAGACCTAAATCTGAGATAAATCTGCCAGTAGCAGTTTTTCTTGCAGCAGTTATCACTTTTGCTGGTTTTGATACTTTTACGGCTTTGGTTGCGGCTTTAGCTCCTGTGACTATTCCTTTTAAAGAGGGTGTGACTGCAGCCCTTTTAACTGTAAATATTTTAGGTAGGTTTTCAGGTTTTACTAAAGCCAGACCCCCTCCCTTCTTAGGTATAACCCTTAAATCTTGAGGTTTAACTGCTTTGACAAACTTAAACCCCCCTCCTGCTTTTGGAGCTATAGAAATCCCTTGTACTGCTTGTTTTGTAGATTTTACAATTTGAGCGCCTTTTTTTGTTTTTGCTAGTAAACTTATGCCTTTGCTTACTGTACCTTTTGGAGAGAATAAAGTTAATGCTACTGGGGATTCCCCAGTTATAAATCCTTCTTGAGCTTGTTTTAGTGTCTTGATCCTTTCCTTTTCTTCTGGAGTCCTTTTAAAACCTCTAGCTAATGCCTTAAATTGTAGCCCTGCATATTCCCTTTGGGCTTCTTGTGGTGTTATAGATTTAGTAAAGCCCCCTGCGGTTGCATAACTCATCGGTCTAAATACCTCTACTGATTCAGGTTTAAATACGTCTGGTTCTGCTTTGCTCATTGGTAACTCCGCTTTTTGAATTTTAGAAAATGTAGTGGTTGGTTCTGGGGCTATGCTTACGGGTTGAGCTATATCTGGAGTATAAACGTCTGCTTTTTGAATCCTGGAAACTGGTTGCGTTGGTTCTGGGGCTATGCTTACTGGTTGAGCTACATCTGGAGTATAAACGTCTGGTGCTGGCGCTTGGCTCATTGGTTGTGATCCTCCGCCACCTGTAGAACCAGTAAAAGAAGGGTTTGGGTGCGCTTGGACTGGGACATATTTTACTCTTGTTTTTCCTTCTGGGGTTCGTGAGACTTCCCTAGTATATCTTTTAGCCATAGTTGACTTATTAATAATTACCTTATTTATAGTTTTTTATAAGTCACCCTACGCTTTAAGTGGATCAGTAGATATTTTAGAGCTGAATATATGGCTCATCATTAATCTAAGTTTTTCTCTTGCTAAGTTTGCATTTTTTATATATGCCTCAGGTTCATCTTTATAATCTGAGGTTAATTTATATTCTTTGATCTTAGATTTATATTCATCTATCAGAAACCCCGCTGCGTCGCATAATACCTCTATATGTTCTACAATATGCCTATATTTAAGAAAACTCTCTCTTGTGTTAAATTCACCATCGAAGCTTTTGCTTAATTTGACTAAGCTTAAATGGATATAATAATCTGGATTGATCTTTATATCTGTTCCTTGCACTTCGTCTACATCTTGGACGTAATCTTCGTAGTTCTCAATTTTTTCTTTTTCTTTCATTATATCAACTCCAGACATTTACTTATACTTAATATTGCGCATTGTTTAGCCTCTGCATTGTACCAGGCACACTCTTCCTTTTTACATACGTCCCCTTTAAAGTTTGTATTTGTTAAAGGGCATATTTTTTGAGGTAAATATTTGGTTTCCATTTTTAGTATAATGGGGCTGTTGCCAGCCCCTATGGGTTCAGGGGGCTTCCTTAGAAGCCTGTCCAAATGGGGACTATAATTTATCTATAAGTCCTTTTGAGGTTAATTCTTCATTAAGGCGTGTTTCGAAGTTTTGGGCTTCTTCTTTTGATAATTCGTGCATTTCCCTAAATTCTGGTTTAACTTTCCATTTGCCCCTATGCTTCTTACCGATCATTTGTAAATTTGTAATGTTCTCTGAGTACCATTTAATCATTACGTCTATCTTTTTGCTTTGTTCTCCTACATCGTCTTTCATTTCTTTTAAGAGCTTATTAAGTTTGTTCTTGATTATGCCTGCTTTTGCGTCATAATCTGCAGCCTCGAACTTTTGGATAAGTTCTTTATTTGGTTTGCTGAGTTCCAAATATCTAGGAACATATCTCTTATATCTGCCACCTGGTAGGATCAAATATCCTGATAGTTTCCGCCTTCTTAATTTAGGTTTCTCCAGGTCTCGATCATCTTTCCACATGACATTTATATAGAGTCTGGCTTTCTTTCCTTTTGGTCTCCTTACTATACAATAATAGTTTAGGGTGTACCTTATATCATTTGAGATGTCCCTTATGAATTGGGAGACTATCATAAAACATAACCTTTTGACACTCCTACTCATAGCGTTTACATCCCCTACAGATTGAGTAAGAAAGCTCTGCCAGTTCTTAGCCTTAACCACTTCCCTAGCTTCGTGCATACATATAATATTTACTTTCTTAAGGTCTTTATCAAATAAAAGCCTCTCGATCTTTTCTGGATATTGTAAGGGGGTGAATACATTAATCTCTTTATAGTATTGGTTAATGTCTACGCCAGCCATTTCGCACAGTATCTCTTGGAGTCTTAGGCAGCTCATACTCTTACCCTCTCCAGAATCCCCACCTACGAACATAACTGCTGGTTTCTTATGCTGCAACCTCTTAACTATAACACTATATAGAACTCTCTTAGTTAAAGTCTCACCTGAATCTTTTTGAGGGTCAAAGCGAACCACAAAGTCGCAAAATGCCATATTACCATATTGAAAATAATTAAGTTGTATTTAAAGTTTGCTATCCTAAGAGCTTTTACTACCTAGATATACTCTTTAGTATATTATATGGTGCTTACTTTTTTGTGAAAACTCTCTGCTCTGTCGTAAACTGTAATTTACGAAAGATTTAAATAGTTTGGCTCATTCTTTATCAAATATGAATCAACTTATGGAGGCAAAAAAAATGGAGAAAAAACAAACAAAAGAATTTAAACATAGGTCTTTAGATGTTGTCCAAGACAAGGTGTATGGGATAAGAAAAAAAGATAGTAAATTATATATGGTGATCTGGCAAAGGGTCGCAAATAGTGGCATTACTTATGTATGGGCAGATGATGAAAATAATGCTTATGACAAAGTGGGGTTTAACCCAAAATATGTTAAGCATACCATAGTTAAGATTGACCCTCAGAATATGCCCGTAACTGTAGGGGTTGAGGGTTAAAATGCAAGGGGAAATTTTGAAACATACGGGTAGGCTAGCTAATGGTAGCAATATTAAAGAGATGATTGAAAATGCAAATATGGCAGATGGTGAGTTTATTTTATTCTATGATGACCAAAAGGGGAAATTTAGGGTATTTACTAATCAAGACTTAGTAGATATTGGGCTTAAGGAGGCGGGTTTTTAATATGGATTGGAAAGCTTCCTTTAAAAAATACTTAAAAAAGGTATTGTTTACCGATCTCAGAAAGCTAGAAGGCTTTGATAAAATCTTTGCCCTATTAATAGGGTATATTCCTTTTTTTCTATTTATATTAATGTGCATTGTAATGTATAATAAGCTAGATTTAAACTCTGATGGTAGTTTTATTTTGGGGGCTGCATTTGGAGGGGTTATGTTTTCTTCTTTTAGTCTGATAGATTACGCTTATGGGGATAAAATAATAGTGAGGTTGAAAAAATGAGTGATAAGGTAGAGATGTATATCTTAT